ACAAAAGATTGGAGCTAGTTTTACAGGTAACATCAATCCAATTATTGGAAGTAGTACATCAAGATTAACTATCACTGGCGGAATCACAGGTTCAATAGGAACTTCTGATGTTATTGCCGGTGTAGGAATTACCAGCGGTACAAAATTAGTATCTGGTTCAGGAGCAAGTTGGGTTGTTAGTAATAGCCAAACAGTAGTATCTGAAAGTATATCTACTGGATTAATTTCTGTTACTCTTAATTACGTAGATGGAAACTATTCAATAATTAACAGTCCGGTTGTTAATTCTGTAACTACTGAATTATTTTCATTGATTACAACTTTCTTAGAAAATGGAATTAGTAGTCGTCCAACTGTAAGTTTGGTAAACCCAACGGGGTTATCAACTGATAGTATTAATGCTAAAAATACTTTGCTATCAAATTTAGCAACTATTAAAACAGCATTTACAACTTATATTACTGCTCAGTACCCAACAACTGTATACGACGTTGCCCTTGCACAACGAGCAATAGGTTATGTTGTTGAAGCAATAGCATACGATTTAACTTACGGCGGTAATACAGCTAGTGGTGCAATTGCCCAAGAATTTATTGCATGTGCTGGTGCAATCGGACAAGGTTTAGAAACTAAATTCTCTGATGCAATATTATCTAGTACTGGCGCAACAATTACTAGTTTATTAAATGCCAACCCTTCTTCATCAATTATAGATCCATTAGTTAGTGAGATTTCAACAATTGTTGGGGCATCTACAATTACGATAGATTTAGTTAATAATGTTAAAACAATTATTGCAAGAACAACTGTAGGACAAATTGTTACTGTTCAAAATTTCTCAGTGGTACCACCAACAGTTACTAACAACTTATATGGATCTGACTTTGTTAGTGCGCAGACAATCATTAATAATAACACTGCAATAATTACCGATAATACTATAAATTATTTAAGAAATACTTACACAGGCGGCTTTAATTATAACGAAAGTACTTGTTATAGAGATATTGGATATATCTTAGATGCCATGGTGATCGACCTGTTAGTAGCTGGAAATTATCAAAGTATTAATTCTGGATTGTCCTATTATAAAAACGCCAGTGCGAAGAGTATTGCAATTGGAACTCAGTTGACTGAGACGTTAGACGGTTTAACATTTGCATTTGGTGACGGAGGATATGACGGAACTAACAATACCCTTGGTCTAGTATATCGCGTTCTTAACAACTCTGCTATAGCAAGATATCAACAATTGGTTCAACCATTTCCTGATTTAACAAAGAATCCGTCAGGCCCCGCCGTTGACCAATATACAAGCAATATTGGATTAACTTTAAATATTATTAAATTAGGAGTTAGCGCGGCTCCAACTCCAAATTATGGTAGTGGATACTATAGTGTAAAATTTAGTAATGGTGGTAACGGTTATGTTGATCAAGGTATTCCTGGAGATGTACATATCATACCTGGAAAAATATTAGTTGGTGTTAATTCCAATGCATATGGCTTAATTGTAAACTATGCTCCAGGTACTACACTTCCTTATGACACGATAAAAGTTCATTTAACACAACCTGGATTCTTCCAAGTAGGGGAAACTCTTGATTACGGTGAAGTAGTTAAAAATTTAAACATTACTATTTTCCTTGAAAGTGGTATTTACTACGAGCATTATCCAATTCGTATTCCAGCAAACGTTACCATCAGCGGTGACGACTTCCGTAGAACAATTATTCGTCCGTTAGATGCTGTTAGCCAAAGCCCTTGGAGATCAATATTCTTCTATAGAGATGGTATTATTGATGCATTACAGATTGGATTAATAAATTATGCTGGTACTGACTACGCATCGCAAGCTGCTACATCATTAACTCTTGGTAATACCACAGGAACATTTACAGTAACTTTAGGCGATAATGTTCAAACTTTACCAACTTGGGTTGGTTTAGTAATAACAGAAAATGTATATGCTGTAACAGGAGCATCGGTTAATACATCAACTAATGTAGTCACTATGACATTTGTGCCAATTGAAGGCAATACAATGCCGGCAAATCCATATGTTTCTGGCGATAATATTGTTGTAGAAGGAATGACTCCTACTACGTACAATGGTGTTTTTCCAATTAGCACAATTAGTGTTAATAATAATACAGCCACAGTAACATTTGTTAATTTTAAAGTTTCAGCTAGTGCTGTTATATACGGTAATATTAGTACAGGTAAAGCTGTAGTTGATACAGTTAGTGGCAACATAATGACTTGTACTACAGTTTATCCGTTTAGTAAAGTGCAAACTCTTGCTGCAAATCATTGGCATATGTTTAAAACTATTAACTACGGACGTCACTACTTAACCGATCCGTTGGATATCACTAGTATTCCAAAAAATAATAAAGAGATGGATGTATTCTTGTGTAACGATGCTACCCGTATCAAATTGGTAACAATGCAAGGGCATGGAGGATTCTCCATGGTATTAGACCCCGAAGGTCAAATTAAAACTAAATCACCATACGGTCAAGAGTCTGCTAGTTTTAGTGGAAGTATTAATCGAAAACGATTTGCCGGGGGACAGTTTGTTGACGGATTTTCAGGAAGATTGTTTGGTACTATTGTCGGTATTGCTAACAACGGACTTCAAATAACTGTTCAAGGATCGGTAAACAGTGGTTTGGATATAAGACCTCCTCAAACACCTTGTGCGTATTACTTGCAAGGATATAGATATCAGATTAACGACGTAGTTAGTTACAATAGCTCAACAGCTACCGCAGTACTAACATTAGATGTTAGTACCCCTTTTAATCCAGCTGATATATACAGTAGTTCAACCTTTGCAACTAATTTAAATTATATTATCACTGGTGCAAAATATGACATGGTGTTTGGTACAAACTATAACAGTATATTCCAAGGTCTTAGATATATTGCTCCTCAGCATATAGTTGCAACAACAGCATTAACTTTTGTTACTCAGGGAATATATTACACTCGAAGTCAACTTGATTTACAAAGTATACAATATAGTAACAAAGTAAAAATTGATAACAGTTTACAAACAGTTAATAATATATTAATTAACGGTGTAAATAGTGTACCAACTCTTTCATTTACCGATCCAGTAGCGGGTAATACTGGATGGTTGAATAGTACACCATCAACATTAACAAATTTATCTAATGCTAGACGCATTATTGCAGCAAATAAAAAATTTATACAATCTGAAATATCATCTTGGATCTCTAGTAACTATGTCACTAATAGTTTACTTAATTACAATGCTGTAAAAAGTCAACGAGATACAGGTTATATTGTAGATGCTATTTGCTACGATTTATTATACGGAGGAAATTCTGCTGTATACGATCTTGCAAAATTATACTACGACGGTGCAAGTCAGTTAGGTACAAACCAAGAAGTTTGTATTGCATCCTTTGTACATCTAAACACTGTATTAAAATCAATTATACAAAATATAAGTGTGACACCAAGTTCAGGTAATTTGGTGATACAAGATACTACAAGTTATACAGCTGCTACCGCAACAGAAGCTACTACAGCTGGCAACTTAATTAGTTTATTAATTGATTATGTCGAAGACGGATTATTTGATGATACATTTGCAGCAACAATTACTACTGGATCAACAACTATTACGTTGTTATCGTATAGCCCGTACCTGACAAATGGTGCAACTATCACTGGGACAGGAATTGTTTCAAGTCCAGCCACTACTATCAGTAATATTAATTTTACAGCAGGAACAGCTACACTAAGCCAAGCTGCAACTAGTACTAGCGTTAGCGTTGCCGGAAATAATTATGATGGTTCGATACTTAAAATAGTAGGAGCTCCTGCTATCACACGAGTTGTTCCAATAATTACTAGCCAAGATGCACTGGCGCAAGCAGATTTTGCCACTATTAGCTCTGTTGCTAGCACAACTATAAGTGACACAGTAAATTATATTAGTACTGGTGCTGGCATTGGAATTAATATTGAAGGCGGCGGAAACAAAACCATGCTAAGTAATGACTTTACACAAGTCAACGATCTTGGATATGGAGTACTAGTTACCAACGGTGCTGGAGCGGAAGCAGTTAGTGCGTTTACATACTATAACTATGTTAGTTATTGGTCGTTAAACGGTGGTCAAATTCGAAGTGTTGCTGGTTCGAGTGCCTACGGCGTTTATGGACTAAGAGCAACCGGTAGTGACGTTACAGAATTACCTAATGCTGTAAACTTAGCTAACGATATGGTTCAAGTTGCTCGAGTATACAAACAAGGTATTTACTTAGCAACTCAAACTACAGCAACTAATCAAAATTTAACAGTATACATCATTGGATGGGAGTACTTACCACAAGGTACAAGTGAGTTAGAAATTGATCACACTGCTGTCGGCGGCGGTATTATTCGATATTTGATAACCACAGTTACGCATACTACAGTTTACATAAATCAACAAAATGTCTTGGCTTTAGGATTAAGTACTACAGGTACAAATAATACGGCAACCACTGGACTAGTATATGCATTGTATGACGGACAACAGGTAATAATTCGTCCATTACAAAATCTTAAATTTTTAAATATCACCAATGTTAAGCCTGTAAGACCTAGTACTGCTTTACAATACAGTAGTAACTTAGCCGACATCTATCGTATTATTAGTTACGGTTTAACAGAAAGTACCGGAGAACAATTACCACCAAACGTAGCGGTATTGACTACAGACAGCAGTTTTTCATATTATAAATTTGTCGTTGATAATACTAGTATTAAAAATGCCGATCTTGTTAATTATAATGCTCGTGCATTTGTGGCAATCAACGGAACCGGCAATAGTACTAGTAGTACAACATTAACCGTGAACAATGCTGTTGGGTCTATTGCTATAGGACAAACATTAGGCGGTGTTGGATTCAGTAATCAAACTGTTTCAAATGTAGTAACCAATGCATTTACTTCAACCGGATCAGTTATTAACTCTTCTGGTCAATTACAAATTGGTGCACTGGCTACTGGAAGTATTTCTGTTGGTCAACTATTGTCGGGCACTGGACTTACAGGAATTTATATTACAGCATTTATTTCTGGCGGTGGTACAGGTAGCGGAAGTTTCTGGCAAACTAACTATACAGGCACAGCAATTTCTGCCGAAGCAATTAACGGTACTTCTTATACAGTAACATTAAGCGGAGTACCTGTACTAACTCCGGTTGGTACTGTAATATTTTCAGCGCAGACACAAGGATACACACTAGGTGATAGTAAGATAGCTGTATTGTCTATACAAAATACAGAAGTCTTAAATCAAATCAATCAAGGAACGTATCTTACAGGATGGGGTGGAAAAGTATTTAGGGTAATAAGTTATACACAATTAGTTACTCCTTCTACTGGTTTATATAGTGTGAGTAGTTCAGGTACTACTTTGATTTTAACTAGTTTTGCAGGTAGTGTAACAGCCGGGCAGATTGTTACCGGTGCTGGATTTGATGGTACACAATTTGTACAAAGTTCAAGTTTAGCAAGCGGCACAATGACAATTGTGCTAACAAAAGCACCAGCTTCCACTCCATCGGGAGTTATTAGTATTGGAGTTAGTTCGAATGCATTTTTAACTATTGATCCAAATAGTGTCTACAATTTATCTAGTACAGGAACTTCAATTCCTGCTATGACATTTAGTAGTCAAACATTGCAACCAACTAGTAATACTAGTAAGTATGTTACTTTTAATATTCCTTATAGCCCTGGTGCTGTGTTACCTCCAGTTGATAGCTACTTAACTGTTGCAAATCAATCTAATACAAATTATAACGGAATTTATCAAGTAGTCGGTGTTACTAATACAACACAGATAACCGTGTCAGATACATCTAATTTGGCAAAAGGTATGGTTGTTAGTTACCTTAATATTTCATTATCCGGTGCTGCGCTTACTAGTTTAGTGGCCAGTAGCCCTAGTGTTGGATATGTAACTATAAACTTTACAACACAAACTGGAATATTGTTCCCAACGGGAAGTACAGTTATTGTTTCAGGTATAACAGGCACAACAGCTTATAATAATACATATACAGTTACATCAGGAGGATATAGTTCTGTAACATTTGCAAGTGCAACAACTGGTGCGGCTACATTAACCAGTGCAACAATAAGTTCTCCGTTTGCAAATATTTTACCAAATCAGACTATCATTCAAAGTGTTGATAGCTCGACACAAATTACAGTAAGTCCTGCGGCTTGGGTTCAAGCAGGTTCACAAATAAGTGCTAGCCTAGTAGCCACAATGGCTAGTATTACTGTAACTAGCGGAGGATCAAATTATTCAAGCGCACCTTCAATAACCATTGGAACTGTAAATAGCGGTGGTGCTACAACCCAAGCAATTGCTGTTCCTATAATGGCCGGTGGCAGTATTCAAAGCGTGACTATTGTTAGTCCTGGATACGGATATACAAGTTTGCCTGATATTATTGTTGGCACTGTAGCTGGAGCAACTCCTGCTATATTAACACCAGTGCTAACTTCTACAGTTACAATTAGCACAGTTGCCAGTGCAGGTGTTAATAATGTTCAAGCTACGTTGTTATATCCAACTGATCCTGGAACTAATGGTAATGCAACAACACTAACAGCTACTGGTAACTATATTACTTTAAGTACCGTTGCTAATTTAACGACTGGAAATCAAATTACATTTACTACACCAACAGGTGGAAGTGCATTGGGTAACTTGATTTCAGGAACAACATATTATATCTTAACTGTAAATTCAGGTACTAAACAAATTACAGTAAGTCAACAATATGGAGGAAGCACATTTGCGGTATTGGCGGTAGGTACCTCAACTGGATTAATGACTTTCTTTAGCCCAGCATATGGATTTGGAACTAACATCACTAGTATAACTTATACTAGTAAGACATATAATTCGGTTAATAATAATTATTCTGTAGTACTTGGTTTCTCAACTACTACAGCTCCTACAATCAATGCATATTACTATGTCACTGGAAATACAAATAGTTTATATAATGGTTTCTACAAGTGTACCAATAGTTCAGCAACCAGTATAACATTAGAGTATCCATTTGATCCTGGAGTATTCAGTGTAGCAACAACTACTACGATTGCAAAAGAAGTAACTAGTGCTACTAGTAACTATTTAGGTTTAAGTAAACCATTCCCTGCCACAGGAGTAACTAATTTACGATTAGGATATCCTGCTGGATCGGGCGGACAGATCACAGTTAAGATTAGTACCAATCGTGTTACAGGTCATGACTTTTTAAATATTGGTACTGGCGGATATAATACTAGTAATTACCCAACACAGATTTACGGTAATCCAGCTATTCCGTTTAATGCAAGTCATCAAGTACTTGAAGAAACTGTTGGTCGTGTGTTCTATGTAACCACAGATGAAAATGGTATTTTCCGAGTAGGTCGTTTCTTCAGCGTTGACCAAGGTACAGGTACTGTTACATTTAGTGCAAGTATTGCGTTGAGCAACTTAGACGGTTTAGGATTTAAGAAAGGTGTTGTTGTTGCAGAATTTAGTACTGACGGCACAATGGCTCAAAACGCTAGCGATACTGTTCCGGTTGAAAGTGCTATACGAACATTCTTTGATGCTAGATTAGGATTGACATATAGCGGTAGTCCAACACCTGCAATTAACTTAATTGGTCCAGGCTTCTTAGCATTAGACGGTACGCTAGGTATGAAGGGTAATATTAATGCCGCAGGCTTTACTGTTAGTAATTTGGCAAGCCCTACATATACTACCGATGCCGCCAATAAAGCATATGTGGACGGATCTAGTGCTGCATATAATAATCTATATAAAATGTTAGATGTTGCTATCAAGGCAACAGCAACTTACATTAGTATAGGAGTTAGTGGATTTAGTCCGCCGGTATATGTACTAACAGTATCTGGTGTATTTGGAACTATTTTACCAGGAATGATTCTTTCTGGAAACGGTTTTACCGGAGGGCAAACGGTCCTAGCTGTTAACATTACATATACAAATCCTGCGCTAGGAGGTACTGGAACTGTTACTATTGATGCTAGTTACAATACTACTCCAAACGGTACTACTCCAATTGTTTTCACAACACAAACTCAAAACGATTTATTAGTATACACTGGTACAAAATGGGTTGCTTCTAGCACTAGTGGTGGAAATGTTAGTATTACATATACACCAGGAATAGGCGGCGCTACTGGGAATTTAACAGCTAGTATTAATAATTTAACCATTACCAATGCGATGGTTAGTGCAACCGCAGGTATTGTACAAAGTAAATTAAGTTTAAGTGCCGCAGGAACATTGGCAACTAGTACTAGTGGGACAGGAACTAGTGGTGCAATTGTACAAGCTGACTTAGGCCTTGCTGTATTTAATAGTAACGTGTTTACCAGTACAAATGGTTGGATTAATTTACTAACCAGTACAAGTACAACTAATGGTATACAGTTGAGCAAACTAGCACAGATAAGTGCTGGATCAGTACTGGCTAACCTAACAACAAGTACCGCAAGCCCGACAGTGGTAAGTCCTAGTGACGTAGTGGCGGCGGCTGGAGGAGTTGTTGATAGTTCGTTTAATTCTAGCGGTGTAATGACTGTAACTTATGACAATGTGACTACAGATAATAATACTTACGGTGTAACAGCAGTGAGTGTAACTAACGCTAAAGGAGCTATTGTAAAAAGTAATGCAACTGACGGAAGTGTTGACGTTGCTATATTAAAAGTTGCAACGTATCCGATTATAAAAGTTGCAGGAACTACTGTAAGTTTCAGTACACCTGGAGCAAGTACTAGTTCTACATATTTTATGACCAGCGTAGGAACTACTGGTAGCGATACTACTACAACTACTTACGGAACATTTGATACCAGTAACGGAACTCTTAAAGCAACATCTATTACTACAGGCGATACACTAACAACTGGTAACATAACTGGTAATTATCAAGTACAAGCTGGTAGTACCATTGACTTGTATACCTATGGTGGTATATTAAAATCTGGGACACTAACAACTGGTTCAGATACCAATCTTGGAACTATTACAGGTATTTGGAGTTTGCATGGCGGAAGTCAACTACAGGCCACATACAGTGACTTGGCAGAATGGTACCGCGCTGATGCAGAGTATGCTCCTGGTACTGTGTTAATTTTTGGAGGTGATGCAGAAGTTACAACTACTACATTAATCAACGATACTCGTGCAGCTGGTATTGTAACAACTGATCCAGCCTACATAATGAATAATGAACTAGAAGGAACAAGAGCTTGTCTTGCATTGGCTGGTCGGGTACCTTGCTTAGTTGTTGGGCGTGTTAAGAAAGGAGACATGCTGACTACAAGTGCAACTCCTGGGCATGCTGTCAAAGCATTAAATCCAACACTGGGCGCAATTATTGGTAAAGCATTAGAAGATAAAGATTACAGCGAAGCTGGAATCATCGAAGTTGCCGTAGGGAGAATATAATGTCTAAACAAAATATACTAGTTGGTGCAAGTGCAAATGACAAAGCCGGGGATGCTATACGAACCGCTTTTATAAAATGCAATAATAACTTTGATGAGTTATACGCCAGTTTAGGAACTGGTGTAGTGCCAGCTCCTGGAATAGGGGACGCTAATAAATTATTAGCTGTTAACGGATCGGGAACTGGTTACTTACTGATTCCTGATGCGTTTGGTAATGCTGTAATTACATTAGATGCTAGTCCTCCTGGTAATCCTAGTCAAAATAATATATGGTATGATGATCAAAGTGGTAGGTTATTTGTGTACTATCAAAATCACTGGGTCGAAGCTAGTCCTCCTCTAAGCCAATGGAAGGCAATTCCTCCCGAGCATGCAGAAGGTGCTAGTGGCGATACACAAGGCGAATGGAGTGCAGATGACAACTATTATTATTTCTGTACAGCAACTTGGCAAGGCCTGGGCACACCAATTTGGCGCAGAATAGCATTTGATAATAACAATAATTGGTAATAAGGACCTATAATGACTATACTAAGTTTTCCAACACCTACATACCAAGGGCAAACTTTTTTTGCACAAAACGGAATTACCTACACCTGGGATGGAGAGAAGTGGACTGTAGAGGGTGCGCAAGCTGGTAGCATTGGTTACATACTTCCTCCGGCTAGCAATAGCAGATTGGGCGGTGTTACTGTTGGTACAAATATCAATGTGGACTTAAATGGTGTTATCAGTATTCCCAATCAAACACAAGCTGATTGGAATGAAACTGATTCAACACACATTGACTATATTAAAAACAAGCCCACCAATGTGAGTACTTTTACCAACGATGCCAATTATATTACCAGTACTTCCTTAACATGGAACAACATCACAAATGCACCTAACTTTGCTGTGTTACCTACCAGCACAGCTGGTTACTTGTACAACAATGGTACAGGCACATTGAGTTGGAATACACCTAGTGTTGGAAATGGATCAACCTTAGTAAATGGTGATTATACAGTAAGTCTCGGCGTAGATGGATACCTAAACCTTCCTAACGGATCGGATGGTCTTGGAGCATTACTACAAAGTGCTAGCCCTATAAGAATTAACAGTAATCAAAATTTTTGGACTTTTGGCACAGATGGTACTACAACATTGCCGGGAGGGCTTGTTATTGGTAATTCTAACGATAGACTAACTCTCAACGGCAATTTTGAAATAGGTGCTTATAGCAATAACACTAGACTACAACCAACTCAAACAGATGCTACTGTAGAAATAGCAACACTAAATTCCAATGATGTTATGGATCCAAGCATTTGGACCTTTGGCACAGATGGTTATCTAACATTCCCTAATGGTACATTGATTGGATCTCTAGAAGGCTCTGCTGGTATCTTTGGTCCAAACGGAACAGATTTTTTAATCAATACTCGCTTTGATAACACAGGTTCTTATCAGGCGTGGACCTTTGGCACAGATGGTGTATTGACAATGCCAGACGGCAGTCTTGGTGGTAACGGTGCTATCAATTTCAACTGGGAAGGATATAACTGGGCCAGCATTTCCTCTTCGGAAAGCACTTTGAATTTATACAGTTTAGATGTTGTAGGCAATGGACCAAAGACAAATGTTAGGATTGGATATAATGTTGAACTAACAACTAATGCGCTTGATACTGCTTACACTTGGACATTTGATAATAACGGCTCATTAACAGTTCCGACCAAAACATGGAGCAAAACATTTTCTGCGGTACTGTTGCCAGTGTACGGGTTTGCACCAGACATTGGACCATATGGCGGCGATGCTTGGACCTTGGATGTGACCTTTACCGCAGATGCCCATGATGTGGTATCCACCACAGTGGCACAGATATTCCCTATACAAAACAATCCAGGTTATAAAACTGGTGATACTTATACCTTTACTGAAACCGCTCACGGCATAGCTGGATATACTCTTACTATTGTATTAAACAATGTAGAATATCCTGGCTTTGCTGGATGGACCGCAAATGTCGAGTGTAGTGCGCCTCCTGTAAGTCCTTCAACTATCAATTCACTCAACGCTATTAAACTTACATCTAATAGTAACGATTGGACTTTTGGAACTGATGGCACTTTGACCGTACCAGCCGACTCAACTATTAAATCAGCCTCTGGTAATCTTAACCTGTTTGCCACTAACAATGTCAATATTGAATCTAAAGGTCATACCTTTGTGTTTGATACCGATACAGTTGGCAGATTTATCATGCCACCAGGTGGTGTTATAGCCGGCAACGGTTTGAACATTTTTACAGGCAACATAGACACTGAAGTTGGAAACTACTGGGAGTTTGGCACAGATGGCACACTGAGCCTGCCCAATGGCACTAATATATACGGAGATGGAATATTCCAGGCCGACGCAGTTGGCGGATTTGAATTAAATTCATTTACTGATAATATTGGCGGTGGCAAGAAAACATGGACCTTTGGCACAGATGGCTCGCTAACATTACCAGAAACTTCCGCCATAAACATATCCGGTAGTAGTGGTGGATTTTTTGCAACTGGCGACACTGATTTTAATGTGGACCTTAATGGGAAACACTGGAGTTTTGATGCTGGTAGCGGACAAACATACTTGCCATTTGGACTAACTGTTGCTGGAGATATTTCTAACAGTGAAGATTTGGTATTAAAAGCTGGTCAAGAAACTTGGACCTTTGGCACAGATGGTACAACAAAGTTGCCGGATCAAAGTATTATTAGAACACAAACCTGGGGTGCATTCTCACTCAAATCAGACAATGCTGACATAGTGATAATGACAGATGTGGACAATTCACGAGGTTGGATCTTTGGCGTGGGTGGTAATTTGACATTGCCCGCAAGCGGTGTTATTAAAAATAGTGATGGTAGCACATATGGTGGCACCACATACACACTACCAGCAGCTACATCAAGTGTATTAGGCGGTGTTAAGGTTGGCTCTAATATCAGTGTGACATTGGATGGTACTATCAGTGTAGCCGCTCCATTCAGTGGCAATTACGATGACTTGACTAACAAACCAACTTTAACTACAGGACCAAAAGGCGATAAAGGCGACACAGGCGCTACAGGCCCACAAGGACCTGCTGGTAATGCCACTGGCAGTATTTTGGTATCAACAAATGCCAGTGGTGACGAAGGTGGAGAAGTCGATCTAGCAAAATCACCAAATTCTAGTCTAAGCGGCAGTCAAGTTGTTATTGACCAGTATATCGATAGAATTAGATTCTTTGAAGCTGGTGGCACAACTCGCGGCGCTTATATTGATCTTTCACAAGCAGCGGCCGGTGTAGGAACACTGCTAAACAATCGTGTAAGTGCTTTTGTCAATGCTGGTACATTTGTCACAATGGACAATATCAAAGCCACAGTGACAACCGGCGGTCAGCGTGGATTGAGTTTGGCCACAGTATCCGGAACAGCAACTTGTTATATAGGTGGTACTTATGGCTCGGGTGTCGGTTCTGGCGGAGCATCTGCTGGTTTTTCAATGACAACAGCCCCAAGCGCATCAATTTTTTCATGGAACTTTCCCGGCGAAGGTGACGTTGCAACCTATGTACTGAATTACGCCTACACCAAAGCCTATCGCATTACTGTGATGATTGGTGGCGCTTACAACAACAATATGATTTCAATTGAGAGATTGGTATAATGAGACAAAACTACACAGCGTTACGCAACAGATTCAATGTTTAAAAACGGGTAAATATACTAAAGAGAGCGGATTATGACAATACCAACATTAAAAGAAATAAAGTTAGGAACTTATCCAAACGACGGTACTGGAGATGATTTACGTACGGCATTTCTTAAAGTTAATGATAATTTCAAAACCTTATTTGATGAAGGTGCCGTACTTAATGGAACTAATCTTGGAAATGGCGCGGCCATACTTACTGGAAAAAATACATCTAATTTAAATTTAGAATTTAAAACAATAACAACTGATACCACTATAATTGTAGATACAAGTAATAGTAATCATATACATTTATCATCAGTTACAAAATTAGAAAATGACAGTACTCCTAAACTTTCAGGTAATTTAAATCTTAACGGAAATTATACCTACGGCGGTGACACACATAGTACGATATATGGTTTAGATTTTCCTGTCTCAAATAATATTTTATCAACACTACTATCTAGCAATCGTTTAGATTTAGATCTAGGAACAATTACATATCCTACAGGATTTCAAAATTATCCTAAAGGCTATACTATCGATTTAAATGGCACTGGAGTTCTTAGTGGATTCAATAATCCGCTAGAAAACGATTACGATTTTGGAGAGCTAGCTCGTACCGAAGTTGTGCCAGTTAGTACCACAGTAACAACTGCTAGTTTAACTTCAGTACAAACTATACCAACTAACAGTGAAACAGTTATAACATTATCTGCACAGTCAGATGTAAACGTTTGGTTTTCAAATAATAAGTTTCGCCCAAACATGCCAGGTTGGTATAATATATCTTATTCTGTAACATTTGCATCTGGGTTAGGAACAGGTTCAATGTATGTAAAAATTTTAAAAAATACTAGTTCTGTTCATTTAAATGAAAATCAAGTTAATACAAATGTTAATAGAACAGTACCAATGTCTTTTCCAGTTTATCTAAATGGTATCAACGATTATGTATCTTTGGCAGCTTTTACAAGTTCTAGTTCAGGACAAGTTTTACAAGCAAATGCCGGAACTGTTTTTTCTGCTGTTTTAATCAAGTAAGGTTCATTCATGCTAAAAATTTGGAATAAAGAATCGGGTTATAATTTTGGAGTTCTCACAGAAGAACGCACCGTAAATATTCCATTGCCGGTAACAAATGATTCGGGAGTAAATTATAATGTAATCTCTGGTAAATTGCCAGGAGGGTTATATATCAAAGGAAATCATATTCTTGGTAGCCCGTACATTGTTGCGTATTTTACTAAATTTGAATTTTGTATAAGAGCGTCAGCAAGTGCTAGTAGTAAAAATAGTACCTTTTCTGGAGGTGCATTTATTCCAAGAACAGTTGTTTCTGGAACATTTTTAGTTGGTATGAAATTGTCAGGAACTGGTATTCCTGCTGGGACATATATTACATCCGACCATCACAACGGAACATTTGGAGTTAGCACTACAGAAAACATCAATTCTGTTAATGTTACTGCATCCGGTTTTGCGGACAGAACATTCTTTATGTCAATCAATAGTAATCATCGTCCAACATTTATTACATCTGCTGGAAATTTGCCTGTTGGTCCAAACAAACAATTTTATACTACAGATCAAACCTACATAGAATATCAATTAGAAGTTATAGATTTAAGTATTGCCACAAATAGAGAATTACGTTTTTTTATAGCCAGCGGAGATGGAAGTTTACCGCCAGGGCTAACTTTAAGTAATTCTGGACTTATCAGTGGATATATCTTGCCCATACCAAAGATAACTGGAACTAATAGTTTAATGAATGTTGCTGACGTTAGCGGTGATACTAATAGTTTTAATAGCTATCAGTACGATACCGTAATGTTTGATTACAATATCCCGGCATCAATAAATCATTCATTAAGTTTAAATTATCAGTTTAAAGTAACTGTAACAGATGGTGTTAGTAACGCACAACGAATTTTTAAAATATTTGTTGCAGGAACAGACGAATTCAGAGCCGATGCAACTATTTTAGATGGTCAAGCCGATGCGTTTACCGCAGATAGTACCTATGTAAGAAACCCCCAGTGGTTAACAAATAGTAATTTAGGAACATTTAGATCTAATAATTACCTTACAGTACCTGTAGCATTATATGATAATACCGGTGTAACTTTTAGAAAAGAACCAACTAACCACGAAACATATGCTGTAGCTTATCAAATAAATGGCCTTGATAATATTATTACAAGCAATCATGTTACAGTAGATAATGTGTCAGTTGCTCCAAAAATTGGTCAGTGGTTTACTCTTAATAATTATGTTGAGGGTGCGTATGACCATTTATATCAAATAATACAAGTTGATAAATTAAGTAACACGCGATATAGATTAACACTAACATCTAATCTATTAATTAGTATTCCAAATAATACAGCATTTTATATAGGAACACTATGTAAATTTCCTACCGGAGTTGATTTTGACCCGCTAACAGGAGATTTATATGGAATGGTTCCATATCAACCCAGTGTTACAGAAAAGTTTACATTTACAATTACAGCAACCCGAATCGGCGATAGTAGTGAAGAATTAGTTAGTAGTAGCAAAGAGTTTAATTTAACTATATTAGGAAGTATCCATAGTCAAATTACTTGGATTAGTCCACGTAATTTAGGAACTATTCCTGCAGATTATATTTGCACACTTCGTCTATTGGCTGAAACATCTGTGGCAGGTGCAAAAGTTACGTATACAGTAGTTAAAGGAAGTTTGCCGCCAGGAATACATTTAAAATTAGATGGCGAGCTAGTTGGCATACCGAATCAATTTTATAATGCAAATACAGATACACTAGGACTAATAACATTTGATTCTAGAACTACTACATTTGATAGAAATACTACCACAGTAGATAGAACCTATACATTCAGTGTCGAGTCTGCAGATCAATATGGGTACAGTGCAATTACTAAAGAATTTACAATTACAATTAGTAGCCCTAACGATATTGTTTATAACAACATCACAGTAAGACCATATTTGATTCCTGAACAAAGAGATTTATTTAAAAGTTTTATTAATAATCCAACCGTATTTACACCATCAAGTATATACAGACCAACAGATACAAATTTTGGTATGCAGACATCACTAACAATGTTGGTATATGCTGGAATAGAAGCGCAATCAGCTGCATCTATTGTTGGGGCTATGGGCTTAAACACTAAGCGTAAACGATTTCAATTTAAAAGTATACAAAAATCAATAGCTGTAGATCCAGTATCTAATGAATCAGTATATGAAGTAGTTTATATACAAATGGTTGATCCTCTAGAACCTAATGGAAAACATTTACCATTATCAATTAGGTCCAATAATTCTTCAGAAAACATTACTGCAGATATAAGCAACTCAATTTGGCAAAAAGGATTTGAAGTTCATAAAGTACTAGACGAACATGGAAAAATTGTATTAGATCCGCACACGTTCGAGCAAGTAAGAAATCCTACAACTTTTGAACAATTTGAATTAGACTCTTTAAAAGTTAATGCTCCGTTTGTTAATCGGCCTGATTATAATATCACAGTAGACAGCACAGGATATCAAACCAATACGCCCGAGCCTAATACATATTTCCCTAGTAGTATTACAAATTGGCAAGAAAGAATTAGCACAGCTATTAATAGCTATACTGTAGATGGAACTCCTATATTGGCAAAAACTGAAAGAAACTATTTGCCGCTATGGATGCGGTCCATTCCAGCAGGACAAAAACAACAACTAGGATACATACTAGCTATACCACTATGTTTCTGTAAGGTTGGAACAGCAGATACTATTTTATTAAATATCAAACATAGCGGTTTTGATTTTACCAAAATAGATTACACAATTGATAGATATACAATAACTTCGGCGGCAGGATATACCGACGATAAATATCTAATATTTAAGAATAACAGGATAACAGTATGACAAGCCAAATAAATTACTCAGCAATCAATGTAGCATACCCGGTAGCAGGACAAGATAACGATAGCCAAGGTTTTAGGGATAATTTCACAGCAATCCAAGCTGGACTTGCAGAAGCATCTGCAGAAATTACACTGTTACAGACTAATGGATTAGATGTTACACAGCCTGTTAATCAATTGCAGGGTACAATATTTAATAACGGATTGTATTCACAATTCAATGGTGTATTCTATAATGCAGGCACTGTTGGTGCGGGCGGCGCATTAATTAACGTAGATAACGGTCCTATCCAACAAGTAACACTTTCAGCTAATGCAACTTTAACTTTTGAAAATTGGCCCGATGCTGGAATGTGGAGTACTGTTAGACTTATATTAACCAATAACGGAAGTCCAAGAACTGCAACACTGTCTACAACAAATAACGGAGTTTTAAAAACAGCTACCGGGTGGCCATACGGTAATAATCCTGTTACTGTATCCCTTCCTACTACCGGAAAAGTAGAAGTATTTGAAGTGTGGACTGTTGACGGTGGGTCCACTGTATACATAAAAAATCTAGGCGAATACTAATGCACCCACTTTCTGGAAATTTGTCAGAAATTAAAGACGGAGATCTTGAAACTAAGATCTTTGATCTTACCAAAAAATATTTTATGACCAGCAATCCCGGAGTCAAACAACAAATAAGTTTGATGTTGGATACATATAATGAAGAATTGGGCAAACGCCGACAAGCGACTCTAGAAAAAATGATGGAAAACCGGGATAAAAAACTTGACAGCTTAATTAAAGTCAGTTAAAATGTAGGCTATGCGCCTAGACAAATTTGGTAATCCTATTTTTAATACACAAGATATATTTAAGTTCCTTTATCAAGGAAAACTAACCAACCTCAAAGATCTAACTGTAGACTATACGGAAGACATGGAGCAGTTGGAAAAAACTGCTGGGTTTACATTTCAAAGATTTAACGATCAGTTAGACTCTATCAGCATTGAGGATTTTGATCAAGCACTTCAAAGTGATTGGTTTATGCCGCCTGAGTATAAAGACTTTGATGTAGAAGAATGGTGTATTAAACGTTGCACAACTAACCAACAAAAAGAACGTGTTTACGACGAAATGGAAGAATATCGTAGTCGTAAAATGATTCCATTGCTACAATGGACTAAACATTTTGTGGACACTTGTAACGAAAATGGTATTGTTTGGGGAGTAGGTAGAGGCAGTTCGGTGGCTAGTTTTGTGCTATATTTACTAGGTGTACACCAAATAGATTCTGTCAAATATAATTTAGACTGGCAAGAATTCTTGAGATAAGTAGTAGTATAATTAAGGAGATTACAATGGCTAATCAAAAAACAGGTATTTACAGAACGGCTAAAGGTCGAGAAGTAGACATGGGCAAACTAATTAACCAAAACGAGTTACAGCCAGCTGTGGGAAATATGAAGGTAAATGCTAGGGGAGATAAGTTAGGTCCCGGCGGCAAAATTATATCTTCAGGAATTCCAAGTCAAATAAATTTAAGTAGGCCAGCACCTGCTCCAGCACCTGTACCTGTGGCAACACCCGTACCTGCACCAGTTGCTGTCACAAGTAAAAAAGATGTATCTGATATGGATCCGGAAGGCAACGAATGAAAGTAACAGGAAAACTTATTCCAGTCCGTGATAATATTCTTATTACGGACATGAATTTTGGTGAACAAATATCAAAAGGTGGTATTTTTATTCCAAGCGACGATGGGAAAAGTGAAGGCGTTAAACACCGTTGGGGTCGTGTATGGGCAATTGGGCCCGAACAAAAAGACGTTAGCATCGGTGAATGGATACTTCTTGAGCACGGACGATGGACTCGGGGTGTCACTGTAGTAGAACAAGACGGTACTGAAATTACAATTCGTCGAGCAGATGTAAACGGAATTTTAATGGTGTCTGATGAGAAACCTGACGGTCTTGAATTAGGAAAGCACAGTAAAGTAGAGCATGCAACATTTGATCCGGCAACATTCTCAAGACCAAGTTTTGAACAATAATTAATTTGTTCGAGTAACAGGGCTATTGACTAGCCCTGTTTTCACCTGTACAATACATTAAAGGAGAAATCTATGGACGGACTTAGCATTATTGTTACGTTGGTTGCTGTTTATTTTGCTAAAAAAGAATACGACGATGGTCGTATTGGTATGGCAATGTTCTGGGCGGCGTTAATTGGATGGGACTTACATGTGTTAGCCTACTACGGATTAAAATAAAATGGAAATTCAACCTAAAGATACAAGCAAGGGACATTTTTATGTTAGCCTTGCAAAAAGTGCTATCCGTATTGTAGCAGGCGGATGTTTGATTACCGGTAATTTGCTAATGGCGGGTGTTTGTTTTATAATGGCAGAAGTATTAGGAATTGTAGAGGAATTAGTATGAAAGAACTATGGGTTGAAAAATACCGTCCAAGTACCGTTGACGGGTACGTGTTTAGAGACAATCACCAAAAAGAACAAGTTGAAACTTGGATTAAACAAAAATCCATACCACATTTATTGTTTAGCGGTAATGCCGGCATTGGCAAAACTACCCTAGCAAAAATTCTTTTTAAAGAACTAGATCTCAACGATTTAGATATATTAGAGATTAACGCTAGTCGAACAAACAGTGTTGACGATGTACGTGACAAAATTATTAACTTTGTACAGATGATTCCGTTTGGAGATTTTAAGGTAGTACTACTAGATGAAGCAGATTACTTATCACCTAACGCACAAGCCGCCTTACGTGGGGTCATGGAAGAATATCATACGACCGCTCGTTTTATACTTACTTGCAATTATCCTAATAAAATTATCCCTGCTTTGCACAGTAGATGTCAAGGATTCCACATTGAGCGAGTTGATGTTGCTGAGTTTACTGCTCGTGTGGCTACCATTCTCATGGAGGAGAATGTAGAATTTGATCTTGATACACTAGATACGTTTGTTAAAGCTACATATCCAGACTTGCGTAAATGCATCAATACCGTACAGATGAATAGTCTTGACGGTACATTACATACTCCTGAGCAAGGAGATACTGGAGCTGCAGATTATAAAATCCGCATGGTAGAATTGTTTAAAGCTGGTAAGATTGGAGAAGCACGTAAGCTAGTATGCGGACAAGCTCGACCAGAAGAAATGGGTGATATCTACCGCTGGCTATATGATAATATTGAAATCTTTGGAGAAGAAGCTCTGCAGGATAAAGCAATTCTTATTATCAAACAAGGATTAGTTGATCACACATTAGTTATAGATCCAGAGATTAATCTTGCGGCTACATTAATTCGCTTGAGCCATCTATGAAACAGAAGTTAAAAGACGCCTACATGAAAACCGCAGAGACGTTTGCAGAGTTAAGTCATGCACGAAGATTACATGTTGGCGCTATTGTAGTTAAGGATGATAGAATTATTAGTATTGGCTACAATGGTATGCCGGCTGGTTGGGACAATAACTGTGAAAACGAAGTAACTATAGAAGTTGAAGATGACTACGAAACTGTTTTAAAATCAAAACCGGAGGTGTTACATGCAGAAACAAACGCAATTGCCAAGTTGGCTAAGAGTACTGAG